AAGCTAAAGCTTTGAGAATACACTCTTTACAATCAAGTGAATAAAATCTAAAACAGCCTCTATCAAAGAAGTATCTCATATAGTCAATTAACCATCCGTTATTTTTTAGCATTACATAATTGATATTGTGGTCATCTGTAGTGACTGAAATTCTTTGTTTAAAATCGGGGTCAATCTTCTTGTCACAATAAACTATGCTTACTTCTTCAAACATTTTAACGGCATATTCTTCACCCTTATATTTAAGTGTGCATAAATATCTACTCTGACCCCTCATTTTTTCAATGAAAGCATTATTATCATTAAGGTAGACATTCTGTGACGCATAAGCCACATAATTAGATTTGTTAAAAGCTCTATTAAATAGAGAGCTTTCCTGTGACATAGACGCACTTTCGTTATAACCCTGCTCAAGAACAAACCCATCCCCACGTAAAAATTTAACGTCAGAGGTGAGTCTATCAGTGATGTCTAACGCTGTGTAATACGGATTAAGGATTGTTACAGCGTTTGAAAGCATTATAACAGGAACATATCTAACTTGGCTGTTATTACCTCTAGCTATTGAAGTATGTATGCTTATAAATTTACTGACTTCATCCGGACAATAATGGTTAGTCTCAGACTGGAATTCATCAAGAAGTATTCTTGTTACATCACTCAGATAATGGGAATATTTTTTTACTTTATCCGCACAATTTAGAGCAACGGCATAGCCGCAGGATTTTCCTTCATCCTCTTCATCGTATGCACTGCACAGAAATAATTCATACATTTTACTATTACCGATTTGTACAGCCTTCATTGTGTATGCTGAGAAAAAAAGATTGTGTATATCCTTAAAGAATTTGTCTGCGGAGTCCTTTAACTCGTCTTGGTATCTGTACAGTAGACAAAATTTCTCGTTATACTTTAAAAAACGATTAACTAAATATCTATTAAAATATGTTGTTTTTCCAGCACTTCTATTTGAAGTTGATATATAAATTTCGGGTACATTCCCATTAATATCTTTCATGCTTAATAGCTTAGTGCCGTCATAGTATTTTATTTCTTTCATTTATCCACTTCCTTTAGTATATTATAACAAATTATCAACAATTTGTCAAATTAATGTTGATAATTTGTGGATAATATGTTATAATAAGAAAAAAGAAAGGGGGTCACTATTATGATTAATGACTTAGCAGCATTAATTTCCACGCTTGGCTTTCCCATAGGAATGTGTTTAATTATGTGTTATTACATTAACAAAATTAATGACGCACATAAGGAAGAGACAGGCAAGTTTGCAGAAGCACTCAACAATAATACAGTCGTGCTTCAAAAACTTTGTGATAAGCTTGACAGCGAGGTGAATGTAGGTGACAAGTAGTGATATTGTAACAACGGCGAGAACGTATCTAGGAAAGCCCTATGTATGGGGTGGAGAGTCTGAGTCTGAGGGTGGATATGACTGTAGTGGTTTTGTATATTCTGTACTTAATAAGTGTGGCATGAAAGTACCAAGAACTACAGCACAAGGCTACTCCGTGTTAGGCAAAACAGTAACAAATATTCAAAGTGCTGATTTACTTTATTTTGGTAAATCAACCAAGAGAATTACTCACATAGCAATTGCTATTAACAGTACACAAATGATTGAATCGATAGGAAATAGTAAAAATACAAAAACAAACAAGGGTAAGGGTGTTTCAATTACTAATATTTCTCACCGAAACGACTTAGTGCTTGTTAAAAGAATTGTTGATTTTAAAAAGGAGAAATTAACAACTATGTCTTTATTGAAAAAAGGTAGTAAAAATAACGATGTTACTGTATTCGAGATACTAATGTCAAAGTTAGGGTATTATACAGGTTCAATTGATACTCATTATGGTAAAGGCTGTGTATCTGCATGTATTAATTTTCAGAAAGACCACAATCTTTTACCGGATGGTGAGTGTGGTAACAATACATGGAAAACACTTCTTATTGAGGTAATTTAATGGCATGGGTAGTTATTGAAGGTACTAGTAAGTATCTGACACAAGCGCAGATGGAGAACAACGCTGTAGAATTTAATGCTTACTTCACAGGAAAATACACTCTTGAAAGTATCTGCGGTATGTTGGGGAATATTCAAAGAGAAAGTACCTTAAACCCTGCGCTAAAAGAAAGAGTAAGTGCATCTAGTGGATGGGGCCTTATTCAGTGGACGCCATCCACAAACCTCACTGACTACGCAAATGCTCAAGGTAAGGATTGGAAAGACGGCAATTTACAATGTCAGCTTATTAACGCCGAAGTACTTGAGGGTTATGGCGGTCAGTGGATACCCACTAAAAAATATCCCTATAGTGGTTTAGAATTTTCTCAACTAAAGGATGTTGAAGAAGCCGTTAAGGCTTACTGTTTTGAACGTGAGCGCGCTGGTGTTGTAGCACTTGACGAAAGAATACAAAATGGAAAGAATTGGTATGAGTATCTTAGTGGTACACCTGTACCACCTACACCACCTACACCACCTACTCCATCAACAAGAAGGCACTTACCTATTTATATGATGTTACACAGGCGATTTTAAGAAAGGAGAATGATAATGGCTAAATTACCAAAAGACGAACTTATTGAAAAAGTGAGAAAATATGTCGGCGATAGAACGGATGATGAAACAATTGAGATTATTGAGGATATATCCGATTCAATCGACTCGTCCGATGCTGACGAGTGGAAACAGAAATATGAGGAAAACGACAAAATGTGGAGAGACAAATATATTTCACGTTTTGTTGACAAAAAGGAAGATGAACTAGACACACCGACAGAACACGAGGAAGAGAAAGAGTACAACTCTTTCGAGGATTTATTTAAAGAGGAGGAAGATTAATGGCTAGAATAATTGCTAAAACGAAACTTGATGCACGGTCAATTGACATTTTAAACGTTATTAGAAACAATGCGTCCTATGCATATCAGAAAGATGTGCCAAAAATAGAGAAAGAACAGGATATCCCAAAGGTTGGAGAAATCCTTTTCGGAAATCCGACACACTCCAACGAATTTATCAACGCTTTAATTAATAGAATTGCATTGGTGCGTATGCAGAGTGCAACTTTTAACAATCCTTATAAGCACCTCAAGAAGGGCTATCTCGAATTCGGCGAAACTGTAGAAGATATTTTTGTTGGTATTATCAAGGCCGTAAAATATGATGCCGAGAAGGGAGCTAGTAGGGAGTTTAAACGTACTCTCCCTAATGTTCAGTCAGTCTTTCACACCACTAATTGGAGGGTAATGTACCCAATTACTATCGAGAAACAGGCTTTAAAACGTGCGTTTACATCTGCTGACGGTGTAACTAATCTTATTACATCAATTATTAACCAAGTTTATCAGTCAGCTGAATACGACGAATACTTACTTTTTAAGTATCTGCTCATTAAAGCAATTTCTCACGGTAAAGTATATCCACAGCCGATTGATACTACTGACATGGATAGTGTGGCCGTAGCTTTTAGAGGAAAATCAAATTTACTTCCTATTGATATGACAGGTAGATTTAACGAGACTCATGTACAGAACAACACTCCTATTGATAAACAGTGTATTTTTATGGACGCTGATTTTAATGCTAAATTTGATGTTAAAGTACTAGCTAGTGCTTTTAATATGGATAAAGCAACATTCATAGGAAAACTTCATTTAATTGATGATTTTGCGTCATTTGATAATGAAAGATTTGAAGCCATTAGAGAAGAGTCCACAGGTCTTGAAGAAGTGACAGCAGACGAGCTTGCACTTATGAAAAACGTTAAGGGAGTTTTGGTTGATGAAGAATGGTTCCAAATTTATGATAACTTATTTGAATTTGACGAAACACAAGTAGGCAGTGGCTTATATTGGAATTATTGGTTACATTGTTGGAAAACTATTTCTTACTCACCTTTCGCTAACGCAATCGTTTTTGTTGACAGTGGCGCAACAATAGCCAAGCCTTCAACAATTACTGTGAAAATTACAGGAAAAGATATTTCCGAAGTCGGTACAATCTTTACACTTAATGTACAAGACGACACGGCTACACTTGCACCTAACTCGGTTAATTTTGTTCAGACCGAAGCTCTTACAACAGATGGTATTGCCGTACAGAAGTATGGTGCTATTGTAATTCCGTCAACAAAATCTGAATCTGAAATTACTCTTGTAGCTGATTTAGACGGAGTAGCCTACAACGGTGCTACAACCATTACTGGAGCTAATGTTGTAGGTGATACAGTCGTATTAAATAAAGGATGATGAATTATGTACATAGTACCAGATAGTGAGGTGTTTCTGCTGAGTGGAGTACCA